ATGACTACCTACAGCCTGCTTATCGAGCGCATCGGAGACGGCATGGAAGGCGCCCACGACCTCGTTAACATCCTGGCCGATGGTGACTACCAGCCCGGCCTCGCCTCTGCCTCTCTGGCCCTGGAAGGCCACGACGGCAAGCCGGGTTGCTGCCATGTTTTCGTGCCCATTGGCGTCATGCCCAGCGGTGACGTCACTAATGCCTACGCCACCAACCTGTTCTGTACCGACCCCGACGGGACACGCCACTACGACTTCGCCACCCGCAACGCCGCCCTGAGCTTCCTGCGTCGCCTCTACGGCCTCGACGCCCCTCAGCGCGACCCTGAGCCCGCCGACGAGGAATGCTGGCTGTGTGACGGCTGTGGCGAGGTAGAAACCTTCAAGGCCGATGGCACGCCCATCACCGTCGGCTGCCCGGCCTGCGTCCAGCGCGACCGTGACGCCATCATCCAGCGCCTGCGCACCGAGAACCGGCAGCTTCGCCGCGCCCTGGATATCCAGATTCGCCCTGTTTCACCCCGTAGCGTCCCCAGCCCTTTGGCCCGTGACGCCGTTGGCCTTCCCCATCCCATCGCCCAGCCAACGGCCGAACGGGCCGCCTTTTTTGACGCCACGGCTTATCCCCACCCCCCAGCGAGGAACACCCAATGACCCAGCAAACCGGCAAGAAACAGCCCATTCGCGTGTTCCTGGACTCGACCGACTACAGTCGCTACCTCGTCCAGGCCGGCACGCACCAAGTCACCCCTTCCGGCCTCGGCGAACTGCTCATCAGCGACGGCCTCGCCCGGCTGGAGCGCGGCGACCTGAGTGCGCTGGGGTTGGGCACCGACCGGCCCGCCTCCCAAGACTCGGGGTCCGTCTGATGTTGTCCCCTGCCCGTCACCCGTCGCCCATCGGTCGCACGGCTCCCCGAGTCGGCGAAGCCACCCCCGTCATACCGCGCGCAGCGTCGGTTGACGGGGGTGGCGAAGTCGACTGCCGTGCACTTCGACCGATGGGCAGGGTGGCGGTGCAGGGGGCCCCCTGCCCGGAGCCCCGAGCCTTGAGGGAGCGGGCCTCGCGGTGTCTCCACGGCCGCGACTACGGCCGCGCCGCGCTCTACTACGCCGAGGCCGAGGCGCTGACCCTCGCCCTCACCGGCGACACCCCCGAAACCACCGAGCTAGCCGTTCTCGCGGACCACTGCCTGCACCTGGCCGCCAGAACATAACGCCACCCGAGAGGAAACGACGATGATCAACACCATTCACGCCCGCGTACTCGGCGCCATGCGCTACGCCATGGACAACGGTGCCAAGGGCGCCAAGATCACCCTGATGAACGAGGCCGATCCCGACAACGAAAACCGCCTCGGTCACGAGGTCATGACCATTTCGGCGCCCTACGAGATCCTCGAGCAGCTCCGCCCCCACGCCCCACACATGCCCTGCAATCTCGAGATCGACGCCGAGATGCGCACCACGCAGGGCAAGATGACCATGCACGCCATCGCCGTGCGCAAACCCGCCGCCTCCGGCCACAGCGGCAGCGCCGCCAAGGCCGAGAGCAAAGCCGGCTAACCCGGATCACGAGCCATGGACGCACAGCAGTTCGATCAACTGTGGCTCCTGGTGTATTGCACCGGGCTCATGACCGCCTTCGGGCTCGGTGCAATCAAGGGGGGCCAGCGATGACCGCCACGGAAATCATCGGCTCCCTGTTCGCCGCCTACGGCCTTGGCTGGGCCGTGGCGTATTCCTTCCTCATGTTCAAGCGATTCACGGAGATCAGCACATGAACCTGAAAGCCCACACCAAGAAGCACCTCGACAAGGCAATCTCCCTGGCCAATCGCGGCAAGGTCCAGGTTGCCACCGCCACCGGCCTCGCCCTCGCCGGGATCGGCACCGCCCATGCCTCCGGCAGCGGCTCCGGCGCCTCCGCCGCCTTCGGTGAACTGCAGAGCCAGGCGGAGAGTTTCGCCAACGACGCCTGGCCGGTGGTCATCGCCGTGGTCGGCGGCCTCGTGGCCATCTCGATGTTCAAGAAGTTCGCCAGCCGGGCCTCTTGAGCGGGGTACTTCCACAGGGCCCTTCGGGGCCCTTTTATTTAAGGTTACAGCGTGAAAAAATTAATATTACTCACATTACTTGTTTTTTATTCCGGTCACGCATTTTCCTCCATCTCTGAGGATGACTGGTTTTATGTTGGCGCCTCATTTGATAGTTGCTCCGGCATAGTTTCCGACACTATACGAGATGATCGGATAGTTCGGGTTACGCCGTGGTCTGGAACCGGCTGCCAGGTGTCTTATATATATAAAAATCAAGAAAACCTAGATGCTCTTGCCGGACATGACTTGAGCGCATATCAAGAAATATACAATTACCCTTTCACTGATGAACAATGCGAAACCCAGTTTGGCGGCTCGCGCACGTTCTCTGTTTCCATGGGCCAGGCCGAGAGTGGCTTTACCACCGCCGGCGGGGCCTGTGGCGTGGCGGCCATCTCGTCGACGATTGCCTGCTGGACCGACGCCGGCAGCGGCCAGGACTACTGTTCCGCCGAGTGGGTGTCCGTGTCTTCCGGCAACCCCGCCACCCCCAGCGCCGGTGATACCGGGGGCGGCGTCTCCGACTTCACCCCACCCGACTACATGACCCCCGTCGACGCCAATGACGGCATCTGCTCTACCGGCAGCTGTATCACCGTCGACGGCCAGACCTACCACGTCGACCAGTCGGCCATCGACGACGGAACCGTGACCATCGTCGGTGACGACGGTAGTGACGGTTCCGGCGGTGATGGAGGCAGTGGCGGCGATGGCTCGGGATCGGGCGGCGATGCCGGCGATGGCTCCGGGTCCGGTGACGGCGACGGCTTCGATGACTCCGACATCATCGGCGCCATCAACGGTCTGAAGTCGTCCCTCCAGGACGGCTTTGATGGCATCGTTGAGGGCCTCTCCGATCACTTCACCGACTCCCTGGAGGAGTTCGGCGACGACCTCACCAGCACCGATGGCGTGCTGTCGGAACAGGACGTGAGCACGGCCTTTTATGGCGACGGCGGGGAAGGTACCGCCCCCGGTGATCGGGTCATGAACGACCTCAACGAGCAGTACGAGGAAACCAACAGCGACCTGCTCGAGCAGTACCGGGGGGTCTTCAACGACGGCGGTCCCTTGAGCGGCGTGTTGGAGTCGGCGCGTTCCCTGGTGACCTCGTTTCTGCCCGCCGTGCCCTCCGGCGGCTGCTCTCCCATCAGCTTCAACGGTCCCCGTGGCGGTTTCACCGTCGACTGCAAGGTCTTCAACGCCATCAAGGCGGCGCTGTCGTGGATTTTGTTCTTCTTCACCGCCTATGAAATCACGTCCATCGCGCTGAGTTATCGCAGCAGCTGATCCTGGAGGACACCATGGGCCCGTTACTGAGTCTGCTGTTCCGTCGTCTCGCCTTTCTCTTTGCCGAAGTCTTCGCGCACTTCGGCATGTTGGCCGTGCGCTCCTTCGTCTGGTTCAAGGTCGCCAAGTTTGGCTGGTTCCTGGTCAAGCTGGGCATCTTCGTGTTTCTCGTTGAAACCTTCATGTCCGGTATCGAGAGCGTCGCCAACGGCATCCAGGCGGCCATGCCCGGCATGCTCGCCGACGGGATCGGGCGCATCCTGCCCAGCAACTTCTATGCCTGCGTCTCCGCGATCCTGATGGCCAAGTTCATGGTCTTCGCCCTGCACGTGAAAGACCGCGTGCTCAACCTGACCGGGGACGTGTGATGGCCGTCTACGTCGTTACCGGCAAGCTGGGCGCGGGCAAGACCCTGGTCGCGGTGGGCAAGATCAAGGACAAGCTCCACCGCGGCTGCAAGGTGGCCACCAACCTCGATCTGAACCTCGACAAGCTGATCGGCGAGAAGCCCCGGCAAACCCGCTGCTTCCGCATCCCCGACAAGCCCACCCTCGAGGACCTGGAGGCCATCGGCACCGGGACCGACTCCTACGACGAGGCCGACAACGGCCTGTTGGTTCTCGACGAGTGCGGTACCTGGTTCAACTCGCGCTCCTGGGCCGACAAGTCCCGCCAGGCGGTGATCAACTGGTTCCTCCACGCCCGCAAGCTCGGTTGGGACATCATCTTCCTCATCCAGGACCTGTCGATCATGGACAAGCAGGCCCGGGTAGCCCTGGCCGAGCACGTCGTCTACTGCCGCCGCCTGGATCGCATCACCATCCCGTTCGTCGGCGCCATCTATTCGCTGTTCGTGGGCAGCAAGCTGCCCCTGCCCAAGCTTCACCTGGGCATCGTCAAGTACGGCGACAGCCCCCAGAGCGTGGTCGTCGAGCGCTGGACCTACACCGGCCGGCGCCTCTACCCCGCCTATGACACCAAGCAAGCCTTCTCCGACAGCTACCCCCACGGCACCTACTCGATGCTCCCGCCCTGGTACACCCACGGCATCTTTCGCGTGCCCCGGGATGCGAGGTTCTACATGCGCATGACGCGGATCTACTGGAAGCGCTTCAACCGCCCCCTGCTCGCCCTGGCCGGCTTCGGCCTGGGGATCTTTCTTACGGTGTCCGTCCTGGTGGTCGACCGGGTCAGCGCCCGCGCCTCAGAGGCAGCCGACACCCTCTCCGCCGTCGATCTCAGCGAGTACGACGGCTATCGCATCACCAGCTTCGCCCGCCTGGGCGAATCCACCCTGTACCGACTGACCGACGGTGACCGCCGCACCCTCACCAGCGACGACCTCGCAAGCCAAGGGCTCCGGGTCGTGCCGGTCGATGCCTGTCACCTCCGTCTGACGCGAGGACCCCACCATGCGGACATTCGCTGCTAGCCTGGCGCTCGGCCTCAGCCTGACCACCGGTGCTCACGCCCTGCCCGTGCACATGGAAGACACCGACGTGCGCGACTTCGTGCGCTGGTACGCCGAGCAACAAGACCTCTCCATTGCCATCGACCCCCGTGTCGACGGCCGCCTGACCGTCTACGCCGAGGACGTGGCCGAGGCCGAGTTGACCGACTTCGTGCACGGCGTGCTCAACGCCAACGGCTATGAAATCGTCTACGGCAACCCCACGGTGCTGGTGCCCCGTCACGCCCAGCCCCAGGACTTCACCCAGGAACTCGACGTCCTCCAGGCGCCACAGGCCACCCGCCTGCTGGCCCTGGACAACGTGCGCGCCGCCGATCTGGCGCCCCTGGTCACCCGCTTCCTCGACCGATCCCGCCAGGGCACCACCACCCCGGCTTCCGCCGACGTGCTGCCCGCCGCCAACGCCCTGTTGGTCAGCGGCCCCCGCGACCGCCTCGACGCCCTGCAAGCCCTGCTCCCCGAGTTCGACGTTGCCCACCCCCAGGTCATGATTCAGGCGGTGATCTTCGAGCTCACCGACGGCGACAGCCTGGACCTCGGGATTGCCCTGGGCAGTGCCACCGGCGGCCCCCTTGCCGGCGGCTTCAACACCCGCCAGCTCGGCAACCAACTGGCCCTGCCCGGCGGCAGCTTCGGCATCTTCGACGGCAGCACCCTGGCGCTCGCCATCAACGCCATCCAGCGCACCAACAACGCCCGCGTGCTCTCCACGCCACAGATCCTGTCGCTCTCGGGCCGCACCGGGCGCATCTCGGTCGGCCAGAACGTGCCCGTCATCACCGGCCGCGTCACCGGCCAGGCCGCCGACGTCGACAACCCCTTTCAGACCCTGGAGCGCCGGGACGTCGGCGTCACCCTCAGCGTCACCCCGGTGGTCACCGCCTCGGGGCTGATCGTCATGGACGTGCGCACCACCGCCGACAGCCTCTCCGACTCCATGGCCGCCGCCGACATCATCACCAACCAGCGCTCCATCGCCACCACGGTCCAGATCCGCTCCGGCCAGACCCTGCTCCTGGGCGGCCTGGTCAGCGAGGACACCCGCGAAACCGTCACCGCCGTGCCCGTGCTGGGCGAGATCCCGCTGCTCGGCCGGCTGTTCCGTTCCACCTCGACCAGCACCGAACAACGTCAGCTGTTCGTCCTGCTGCAAGCCACGGAGGTCGCCCGCCATGGTGCCTGATACCCGCAACGCCTGGATTCCCTGGGGCCAATGGCTCGCCGTCGCCGCCATGACCCTCGAGCACATTGCCCGCTTCGCCCTGCCACCTGCCTGGGGCCTCGCGCCCTGGGCCACCCTGCTCGGCCGCATCGCCTTTCCGCTGTTCGCCGCCATGGTCGCCTGGCACGCCGCGCACAACACCCGCGACCCCATGGCCTACGCCCTGCGCCTGCTGACCATCGCCGTGATCGCCCAGCTGCCTTATACCCTGGTGCGCGATGTCGACTCGCTCAACGTGGTCTTCACCCTGGCCGCCGGCCTGATCGCCGCCAGTTGCCTGCAACGTCCCAACGTCCGCAACGCCGCGCTCCTGGTCGTCCTCGTTGCCCTGGGTACCGTCGCCGGCCCCCGTTTCGAATACGGCCATCTGGGGCTGCTCCTGGTGCCGGCCTTCGTGCTCGCCGTCACCCCCTGGCCATCGCCCTGGCAACCCATCGCCGCCATCCCCGCCTTGCTGATCGGCGCCACCCTCAATCACGCCCTGTTCTTCAATCTGGTCAGCCTCGCCACCGTCCTCGGGCTGCTCCTTCTCCTGGTACGTTTCTCCCAACACGTACTGCCCACCCTCGCCCCCATGCCCCGCCCCCTGTGGCTTGCCTGGTACCCCCTGCACTTCGCCCTGATCGCGTGTCTATCCTGGCTCTCCCATCTCCCATAACAATTTTTCACAAAGCCTCGTTACCTGCCTGTATCTGCCATTAGTTGCCATTACGGCTCACTGCAACATGAATTTAAATTTCACGAAAAATCACCGACTTGCCGAGAATCACGTTTAGTGCTTGTTTAGATACCAGCGGTCGGCGAGACCCTCCCTGTAACACGTCTCGCAGACTAACCAAGCATCAATTCATTACCTGCCAATACCTGACTATACATGGAGAAAGGAAAATGAAACGTTGGGAACGCTACTCCATAGCCTCTCTGACCCGGGGCGAGGAAGACCCGAGAGGCAACCTGTTTATCAGTCCCAAGGGGCAAGTGAACTTGCACAAGGTCCGGCTCCTGCATGCCGGCGTGGACACGGTTCGCCAGCTCTACCGGGGGAAGCCCTGCCTCGCTCAGTTTGACGAGATCATCAACGCTTACCAGCAGGGACGCGGTGCCACCATCGACCTATTCGGCGCCACCTGGGCCGTAGGGGCTGGCGCAGCAGGCTCCGGCTTTCGTTACCGTCTTCAAAACAACGACTTGGGCGTGATCGTTTTCCTCTACGCCAGGCACATCAAGGCCGAAAATGTCGGCACTCACGTCAAGATCGAGCTTTCACCCCACTTCATCCATGAGCGGACCCCAGCAGAGTGCGATGCCTACATGGAGAACATCGCCGCCCACTTGCTGGCCCAGCTTGAACCAGCCGGCTGCGCGGTACACCTCGCCCTCGACGTCCAGGGCTGGGAACCGCCCCGCGATTTCATGGACCGCTTCGTTACCCGCTCCAAGAAGGTCATGAAGGTCGATGGCATCGACACCCTGACCTTCGATCACAGCAGCATCGCCACCACTTACGGGCGCACCGAGACGCTCATGTTCGGCACCGCCGGTGCCCTGCAGTGCGCGATCTACAACAAGACCAAGGAAGCCCACCACCGCGACAAGCTGCACTTCTGGGAAGGCATCTGGAAGGACGCTACCCGCGACGACCTCAGCCCCGCTTACGACCCCGACAAGGACGTCTGGCGCATCGAGATGCGCTTTCACCAGTCAGTGCTTGCCGAGTTTGCCCGCGGCATTCCCTGCAACGTCGACACTGGCGAAGTCCTCGAGGACGGCCACGGCTTCGCCCGCTTCGTCGACACCGTGCCGCACCTGACCGGCATTTGGCGCAGTGCCCTGCAAAGCTACCGTCTCGACACCTGCCGCGATCTCATCGACCCCGCCTGGCAGCTCTTCCAGGATGACCCGCGTTTTTTTTGCCAGGCCCCGGACTTCCTATACAAACGCGCGCGTAAGGCTCCGGGGCTGGGCAATGAAAAAAACGTCTGCCTGGCGTTCGGTAACCTCATCTCCATCTATGCCCGGCAGGGGCTGCGTACTCATGAAGCCATCCGCCACCTGCAGCGCTCCGGCATGTGGGAAGACCTCGCCGCGTACTACCGACGACGCGGCATCGACAAGCACGGCTTCCGCCAGCTGGTCGAGCAAAAGCTGATTGAACGACGATTGTTAGGGAGGGCGGCCTAGACCCCATGGCGATCAGGAAGGTCAAGACAGGGTGGCAGGTCGACATCCAGCCCGACGGGCGCGATGGTCGCCGAGTCCGCAAGACGTTTCGTACCCAGGCCGAAGCCAAGCGCTTTGACGCCTATGTGCGCGGGAAAGTGGCCGCTGGTGAGCCCTACCAGCCCCGCAAGCGCGATCGGCGTCGCCTCCTGGACCTGATCCAGGTCTGGTACGACTTCCACGGTGTCACTCTCAAGGATGGCAAGCGGCGGTTCTCCCAGCTCAAGGCACTCGCCGAAAAGATGGGCAACCCCATTGCCAGGAGCATCACGCCCCTGGATGCCGCCAGGTTCCGCCAGCAGCGACTCGCCGAGGGCATCACCCCCAACACCGCCAATCACGATCAAGCCCATCTCCGCGCCGTCTTCAACAAAGCCATCAAGCTCGGAGAGTGGCAAGGCCAGAACCCCTTTGCCAGCATCGAACCGCTACGTCTGGACGAAAAGGAACTCGCCTACCTCACCGAAGACCAGATCGCCAAGCTACTCGCCGCGCTCAAGGCATCGCATAACCGTGACGTCTACTGGATCACCCGGCTATGTCTCGCCACCGGTGCCCGCTGGAGCGAAGCCCAATACCTGCGGGTCGAAAGGCTCAGAGACGGTCGCGTGACCTACGTCGGCACCAAGAACCGTCGCAATCGCTCCATACCACTCCCTCGGGATCTATTCGACGCCCTGGTCGACCATGCCCCCAAGTTCGGCCGGGTCTTCCGTACCGACGGCTACCAGCCCTTCGTGAAAGGGGTTCGTGATGCGGGTATCGAGCTTCCACCGGGCCAGTGCACGCATGTCCTGCGGCACACCTTCGCCAGCCACTTCATGATGAACGGTGGCGACGTCCTGACCCTTCAGAAGATCCTCGGTCACCAGACCATCACCATGACCATGCGTTATGCACACCTGTCCCCCGACCACCTGGCCGACGCCATCAAGTACGCGCCGAAGGTCGGTTGA